ATGCTATCATGCGTGACACAGGTAGTATCAAAGGTTACGTAGCTGTCAAAGGTAAAGGTAACTTCAGGTACGGTATCTCTGAGGACTACAAGGGTAACCGTAGTAAGACACCTATGGATCCTAAGGTTAAGGAAAGACGGGAAGCAGTGACAGAGTACGCATGGGAGACTGGATGTTTTAAGTCTGATGATTGTGAAGCAGATGACATTGTATCCATATGGGCACAAGAAGCTTATGAAGCTGGTGAGCACTACGTCATAGCACACATCGATAAAGACATTGATATGGTTCCGGGTTGGCACTACAACTTCAACAAGAAGACCCAGTACTTCATTGATGGTGACACAGGTCACTATAAGATGTGTATCCAGATGCTGACAGGTGACAGTACAGATAACATACATGGACTTAAAGGTATCGGCCCTAAGAAGGCTGAGAAGATATTAAAAGACGTACCGACAAGCGACATGCTGGAGACCGTTGCCAACGCATGGCGTGACCATCATCCTCGTGAGTGGAAGGAGAAGCTTGAGACTTGCTGGAACCTACTGTACATGCGCAGGGACTGGAACGGGTTTAAGAGATTAACTATTGAAGAGGTGTTTGCTGATGAGTAGGGTTAGCTGGAAGAGAGTAGGTGAGTCTGTGGAACTACATAAAATAAAGATAATCACGGTACATGATAAATCATGGCTGCATTACTACGAGTATGGTGTGGAGTCTTGGTACGATGATTGTGAAGGTGATACAATGCCATCTGAGTGGGGCTTCTGCCTACAGATGGAACCTATATCCGAGTCCTTACGTTCTCTGCTTAAAGCAGCTGGTATGCGTGAGGATGATAGTTACAAGGGTGATTTAAATGAGTTTATTGAAATAGTGAAAAAGGATACTAATTATGATCGTTAATATTGGAAGTTACAAAGTGGATGGTGTTGAGCTAGTAGTCTGGGAAGAGTGCCATACTGCATTCATGATGATGGAGAAGAGGATTGAGGACTTGGAGCACATGGTTGTGGAGTTAAGTGGCGAAGTAGAAAGTGCGGCTATGTCATGAGTCTAGGACACTGGTCTTATGCTGGAGAACCATTCGAGGTTGATGATTACTTCGGATTCGTGTACCTTATAACTGTGACTGTACCTGATGGAAACCCTATCAGATACATAGGTAAGAAGCAGTTCCACTCTTATAAGAAGACTAAACGAGACAAGGAGTCTAATTGGAAGAAGTACAGCAGTTCCTCTAAGCACATTAATGAACTCATAAAGGGTGGCTCTGAGCTTACCTTCGAGATCATTCAATTGTTTGCAACCAGAGGTGGACTATCAGCAGCAGAATGTAAAGTTCAATGGTACTTAGATGTACTTACGGAGAAATGTCCCGAAGGGATCCCCTTGTACCTTAACAGACAGATAGGTGCAGTTAAATTCATACCTAAAGAAGCTATATCAGATGAAACTAAAGACAGACTCAACGAAATCTACAGAACCGGAAGAGTACTTATCGAAGCCAAAGGAGAAGAAGCAGCAGAGACTTGATTACAAGATCAAAGCTAGCACCAGACGTATAGACACTAAGTCCTATAAAGAAGACAGGTGGAACTAATGAGTGAATCATTCACCAAACACTATCCCTGCTTCAAGTGTGGGTCATCAGATGCAGTAGCCTTATGGTCCAATGGGCGAGGTAAGTGCTTTGCATGTGACACACCTGCATTCTTAGATCAGTATGATGACACAGTTAAATCAAAGTTTAAACCAAGTAACCGACAACAGGATTATGATATGAGTGGCGAATCACTCCAAGACATCAGTAACTACGACACAGCAGGTGTTCGTGAACGTAACCTAACCAAGACAGCATGTGCAGTGTATGATATGAAGGTGGCCTATGATGCCTCTGGAGCTATCACCACACACTACTACCCATACACAGTTAAAGGTAAGGTAGTTGCATGTAAGAAGCGTACACTACCCAAGGAGTTCCGAGTAGTTGGTGAGTTAAAGCATAAGGATCTTGAGTTATTCGGACAGTCTAAGTTCCAACCGGGTGGCCTGAAGGTGATCATAACTGAAGGTGAGTTAGATGCCATAGCAGTGCAGCAGTCTATGCTTAACAAGTATAAGCGTACGTACCCTGTGGTATCCCTACCATCCTCAAGTAACATGAAGATCCTTGTGGCTAACAGAGAATGGCTCAGGTCATTTAATGAAGTCATACTAATGTTTGATCAAGATGAGGCTGGTGATAAGGCAGTAGGTGAAGCAGCTAAGATCATTGGCTGGGATAAGACATTGGTGGCTACCCTAAGTGCCAATGACCCTTGTGATTCTACTCCCGAAGAAATCATGTCTTCTGTCTTCAATGCACGTAAGTATACACCTGCCTCCATCGTACGAGGTGAAGCTATCTGGGATGCATACATTGCACGTAAGGATGTGCAGTCAGTGCCATACCCCAAGTGTCTCCAAGGACTCAATGATAAGCTTGACGGTATGCGTAAGGGTGAGATTGTACTGTTCACATCAGGTACTGGCTCAGGTAAGTCAACAATGATCAAAGAGATTGTACTGGAGATCGAGGAACAGACCGAGGACAGCATTGGTATGGTATCTCTCGAGGAGTCCATAGGGGATTCTGCAGAGAAGTTCATTAAGATGTTTGCACCTAAGGACCCTACTCCTGATCAAGAACGTAAGGCTTACGAGAAGGTCTTTGGTAATGAAAGATTGATACTACTTGACCACAACGGTGCAGTCTCTGACTCCAGTCTAATCGACCAGATCGAGAACTTGTGTCTGTTAGGTTGTGAGTATATAATCTTAGACCATATCACAATAGCAGTATCTGAAGGAGCCGGAGGTAAGACTGGTAACGAAGCTATCGATGCAATAATGTCTGATCTACTTAAGGTAGTTAAGAAGCATAATGTATGGCTAGGTTTGATCAGTCACCTGAGGAAGTCTCAGAATGGTAAATCATTTGAAGAGGGTTACCTATCCTCCATAGATGACATAAAGGGTTCAGGCTCGATCAAACAGATCAGCTTTGATATAATTACATTCTCACGCAACTTAGTGGCAGAAGATGAAGATGAACGGAATACAATTAAACTCAGAGTACTTAAGTCCAGATTTACAGGACGCACTGGAGACTGTGGTTCAGCATACTATGACACAGGAACAGGAAGACTCAAGGGACAAGAGGACTTCCTCGACTACACTGGATAACTCCGCTGGTATAGTCAGCATCACGGAGTACATAAAAGAAAGATGTGAGGGTAATACCTTCCGTGGTAGACCTCCAGAGGGAGCCAGACTGGTGTCTTCAATGATACCTTATGGCTATACTTACGAGAAGCTAACTGTAAGGGCCGTAGCAGGGGCTGTGGCAGCTTATCAGAAGTCCCGAAGGTCATCATCAGCACCCTTTAAACTAACCGTTACATCGACTGTGATAGGCTTACAGGTGCTGTCTGCTTTAGGCGTACTAAACACTAACCATCAGGAGATCTTAGCTGTTGGTGATCTATACTTAGAAGCACTACTTCAACTGGGTTATATACACATTGAAAGAGAGTACTCAGGGTACAGAGCACCTTACATAATTCAACTAATGGACACATGGTCGGAGCTTGGAGATCTCCCACCTGAGTACGAGAGGGAGACACTGATTGGTACCTCCTTCACACCACCTAAGGACATAACATCACTACGTAATGAGTTCACCAAACGTCCATACATAAAGCGCATGAGTTCAGAGGAGGACTTTAAGCAGCTTATAGGAGCACCATTTATCACTGCTCTTAACAAGCTACAACAAACACCTTGGAGACTTAACAACACACTAGCCAAAGCCTTAGAGACTAACCTCGGATTGTTCATAGATCTTGAGGACCAGTCAATCAAAGCTAAGTCAAAGGCTATTGAGATGAAGTTTGTCATTGCAAAGATACATGCGGTAGGGTCTCACGACTTCTACCAAATGGTTGAGTGTGACTACCGAGGTCGTGTGTACTACACTGAACCCTTCTTGAACTTCCAAGGGTCTGATGTATCTAAAGGACTCTTTGAGTTTGCAGATTCTAAGGCTATGGACACTGCAGGGTACCGATGGTTATGTATACACACAGCTTGTTCCTATAACCAATCATATGAACTAGAGGAACTACCAACATGGGTAACAGCGGACTATCGAACCTATCTGCAAGAAGAAGGGCTCTCTACCATATCAGTAGACAAGATGACCTTAAAGGACCGAGAACTGTGGACCCTAAACAACCTCGACTGGATCAACCAATTAGCGGATGGCTTGAGCTTCAGAACAGAAGCAGAAAAGCCCGTTAGTTTCCTTGCATGTTGCTTGGACGTCAGTGGGTATAACAAAGCTAGGGCTAATCGTACTGTACATATGAGTCGATTACCTATACCTGTTGATGGGAGTAACAATGGATGGCAACATCTGGCAGCTATATCTAAAGACAAACAAGCTGGTGAACTGGTTTCTCTCGTACCTAGTGAGATACAGAAGGACTTCTATGTCCAAGTTGCCAAGCGTCTGATAGACAGGATGCCTGACTGGTTTAATGAACGTAAGATCCCAATGAAAGCTATCCGTAAAGGTATAGCAAAGCGTGGCTCTATGACAAGGGCATACTCAGCAGGTCAGAAGAAGATTGGTGCTAATATGTACTATGACTGCAAGGTAGAAGGCTATGACAAGAAGTACAATATCACTGAAGATGACTGTACCCCTCTGTCAAAGCAACTTATACTTGCTATCAACGACACCTGCGTAGGCCCCTTAAAGACCATGAAGTTTATTCAGAAGATGACAGACCACATACTCTCAACAGGTGAGACATGTACACAGTGGACAACTCCCTCGGGATTCCCAGTGTTATATGAGGTGTGGCGTCAGAAGAACATCACAGTACGCAGTACCATACGTGGTCTTGGGCAGATAGGTCACAGCATTAAGGTACCATACATCACACCTAGTGGTGACTTGATACCATGCAGGAGATCATTTGCATCTGGATGTAGCCCTAACTTCGTTCACTCAATGGACGCAGCTCACATGGCTAAAGTTATCCAGAGCTTTGATGGAGACTTCGGTGCTATACATGATTCATTCTCGACTCATGCATGTGATGTAAATAAACTAATAGACCACACCAAGTGGCAGTTCGCTATGATCTACAACAGTGAGAACTTCTTCACAGTCATAGAGAACATGCTACTAGAAACCCGAGAGGGTTACACACTTAAACAACCAGAGCTGGGAACCTTAGATATATCTGAGATCCTGTCGTCTGATTACTTCTTTTGTTAAGGAAACTAATATGAACAATGTAACACAATTCCCAGACAAGTACGTGGCAGAGAACAACATGCTGCAAGACTTAAACAACCTAATAGCCAAATACAATGGTGAGATGACCAATGTGGCAATGCTGGGGTGCTTACAGGCATCTTCTAACTTTGTCTTCCTGTCTATTGCAGAGTCAGCTATCTATGACGAGGACGAAGCAGATGTATAATATCTTTGAAGAACTGGAAGAGAAAGTAATTGACTGGGCTCACATCAAAGGGATCCTTGGGGATCTCGTTGGTGATCATGACCTGAGGGAACGTAAGTTGAAACAACTAGGTAAGTTTGAAGAGGAGTCTGTGGAGTTCATGGAAGCAGTGTACTCTAAGGACATTGATAAGGTACGTGATGAACTTGGTGATGTGTTAGTCACCCTGACAGTTCAGGCAAACCTTTGGGGTCTGTCACTCACAGAGTGTATGGACGAAGCATATAATAAAATAGCTGTACGAACAGGTCGTATGGTAGACGGAGTATTTGTAAAAGATGAGTAATGATAAAGTATCACACAATATAGTACCCGGTATTGACGACATGGAGTACGTTGAGATGTTTAATCTTGACCCTAAACTTGCGTATACACCGGAGATCAATGAAGCTATCCTGAGTAAAGTATGGGATAACAACTATGCAGGTGCAGTTGCTGAAGGTCTCTCAGAGGCAGAAGCTATGGCTCATGCTGAGGCTCAACGAGTATCAGGACGAATGACAGTAGCTAAGGCTATTGAAGACAAGCAATAAAATAACCCCCAAGTATACGTAATGTATACCTGAGGGTAACGCCCCCTTGGTATCCTTAATTGGATTCCTTGGGGGCTTTCTTTTTTATTATCTATTGTTATGTTTAATCAGCTTCACGTAGTGAATCCAACGTATACTGATGTACATCCTTAGCATTAGCTCTGATCTTCTTACGACCTTCCTTTGCATGTAACCGAAGTGCCTCAAAGTTATTCGCAAGGTTCTTAACACCAGAGTCGTTAAAGACTGCAAGTGCTAGCTGGTACAACTCCTTGTTTGTAATGTACGCCCAAGGTGCATCCCCGTACTGACTTGATTTCTTATCAAGCATAGACAAATATGCAGCAGCCCTATCAGCAAGTTTAGGATGGTAAATAGAAGTAAGACTACTCATACCACCCATCTCACTATAAACATACTTGGCATGGTTAGGGTCTGCAGGAGATCCCGAAGGGTTACCTTCTGCCAATGCACGTAGGTTCGCAAGGCCTCTGTGAGTCGCCTCACGGATACCCTTCTGCATCTCACCTATGAGGTCATAGTTTAATGTTGTATCTAACCAAGCATCGTTTATAGCCTTATACGCAGACCTGAATGAACCTGCATCTGTAATGATCTCGTCATAGACAGGTATGAGGTAAGGGTTTCTTCCATTCTGGGAAGCACGAAGCTTCTGAAGGGACTTGCCAGTGACTAAGGCAACAATAGATGCAGCATCAAAACCAATAGTGGTCTGAGCTAACACACCCTGACTGGCACCTAAACCTGCAACACCACTCTTCTCGTACAAGGCTGATGTATCTGACTCATACGTTGATGTAACAGTAGACTTACTGGTTCCACCTTCACTGATATAGATACCGTCATTACCTGCTACAAACTTCTTCTTGTTAGCAACATCAAAGAACTGCCCTTTCTCATTCTTCCTACGAGTACGAGTTACAGCAGCAGACGCTAACTTAGCCTCAGTCATAACAGTACCACTGACAGACGTTTGTTGACCTGTTGGTTGTGTGTAGATGATAGGTTCATTAACAAACCCAGTGACCTTAACATAATTCTTAAGCATATTAACATAGTTAACAACATCAGAACCTACAGTAGCCACCAGATTACCCATAAGAGCATTATTAAGAATCTTTATTGCCCTGTCAGTGCCTAGTTCACCAGCGATAAGTGCTATCTCTGAGTTAGGGTTTGAGATAACTGCCTTAACAGCATACGCTTTCATGCTCTTTAAGTCTTGACCATAAACAAAAGTCATAAGAGGGGGCTTAAGGAAGTTCGCCTTATCCTCAGTGGCTAACTTAATCAATCTTGTGATCTTCATTGCATCCTCAGGACTAGATTTACCTATTTCAGAGACAGGGTTTGTCAATAAGTTGTACTTAAGTAAGTCACGAGGGTCACCGGTAAGACCTTCAAACTCAGCCAATATCCTTGGGGATCCTTTAGGTCTATACACACCAACACGAGGCATCATATGTTCCTGACCTAACTGAGCCATAAGGCCTGCAAGTCCGTTAGCAATACCATCTTGCGCAACCATACGCATCTGAGTTGTGTACGGCTTACCAGACCTATAGGATTGCATATAACGTGCAAGCTCTGTGGTGGCTTCTAAGACGTTAATGAACTCATCAGGATGTGCTTTAGCATTGGCATCAATGAAGTCCCTAGTGGCCTGTGAAAGGTCAGCTAAGGTTGCTTTGAAGTCTTCAAGCTCTGCATTACGAATTAAGTTATCAACACCCATCACACCCTGAGGTGTGGCCTCAAGTTGCTTAAGGTCTCTTATAGCATTAGCATCTTCAAATGCCAGTAACCAATGCCCAACCTCAACACCTATGGCCTCAAGGGATTTAAGCTCAGGGTCATTACCAGACTGCATACGTTTGACTGTATCACGGTACACCACATCAGGCTTCAAACCACCTACCTTAAGCAGGAAAGAAGCTATAGATACAACGACACCATAGTCTTCATCTGTATTAGACATGGGCCTGATACTGTAAAGATGTGGTGAGCCAAGTACCTGACGTACCATCTTGTGGTTCTGAGGGCTTATCTGATACTGATGCATAGTGATACGTGTATTACCCAACTGTCGTTGAAAGGTAAAGCCTATCTGGTCATTCTTGTAGTGAGCTAACGCATTAAGAACTTCCAGTTGGTTAGTAGCATGTTTCTTATACATACCATTCTGCCACTCAGGAGTCCTTGCAAGCTCTAAGAAATCAGACAGAACATTGACATCCATTATCAATAGCATATTATCAGTATCGTTACCAGAGTATCTCTGTGCAGCTGCAAGCTTCTTCTTTGCTTCGTTGAGTTGATACTCAATCTCTACAGGTATGTTACGTATCTTATCAATACGCTTATGCCCAACATCAAAGAAGTCTGATACAAAGGTAAGGTGGTTGTTAGCTGAGCCTTCAGTAAGATCTACAGAGGATGCTTCCTCTAATGCAGATATACCAAAGCCAAACGCAGCCTTACCCCGTATACCACCAACAACACTCTTAACATTAGAGTAGAACTTGATTGCATCAGTGATAACATCAACCTGACCCATGTCATACTGAGACCCAGTTGTCTTCTTGGTACGTGTACTTGAAGCGTACTGTGGCTGACCAGCCTTAGAAGTCTCCCCAATAATCGGAGGTACTCTGAACTTAGGTGTGGATACCTGACTGCTCCGTAACTGCAATGCCTTACGACCTGTAGGTGTTAGGTTGTAAACTATAGGTTGGGCCTGACCAAAGGCCATGTCACCAACAGCATCAATGTAGGATGGGTTGGCTTCTTTATAAGCATGTAGTGCATTGAAACCTATGAGTTGATTAGCTTCTCTTGAGAACCTCTTAAACAACTTAGGGTTAACTTGAGTATCCATGCCACCTGCACGTACCTGACGGAAACCCTGCCATGCATCAGACACAGACCTACCTATGTCAGTAACAGTCCTCGACTGACTATCATTTGCAGCGTCCAGTATACCAATCTGCTTCATAATATCTTCAGACAGTGTGTCAATAACACCTTGTGGTACAAAGGAACCACTGTTGTCAAGCATGGCTTCCACTACTACAAATGCATTGATAAGGTAGTCAGGATCCATGCGGTACACCCTGTTGTCATGAGAAACAACAGATGCATCAAGTCCCTGAGGACCCACAAACAAAGACTCTTGTGTTAGTGCATACCTTCCATCTTGATCTAAGGTTGCCTGACCCTCTGCAGGTGCCTTAAGGAACCCCATGTCAAGATCAAATACACTGGCTACACCCTTCTGTACCACTCCAAGACCACTTTCATACTCCGATTGAGCGACCTCAGGATCAGGAAACTTATCTGTATTCTCAAAGGATCTGGCAGTACCTAAGAGATCAAAGTCATTCTTCAGGCCTATCAGAGACCTTGCAACAACAGGGCCATTAACAGGGCCCCATATCTTCATAAGATCCTGAGGGCCTAAGTAACCAGAGTCTAGCTCCGGTGACGATCCACCTAAGTCAAATCGTTGTTGCAATGACTGTGGTGCTTCTATCTGCTCCTGCCTTTGCTCTCTTTCCACAGGGGTCTGATTAGACTGCATGTACTCAGCTGGTACATCACCGAAGTCCATACTGGTCTGGTTAGGATCAGGTATAACACTTTGGTCAATGTCTGCGGAGGTAGTATCGATACCACCCCATTGGACACCTTCGGGTACTGGCCCACCTCGTTCTGTGCGGGGTAGGTTTAGTTGCTTTTGTGGTGATGCGCTAAAAGGGGCAATCCCTTCAGGACCTACTTGTTCAGGGGCATTATCAAATATCCCTGCCCTCATAAGGGCATCAGCAGTGCCACTACTTAGACCTCTTTTAGGTCCACTTTGCTTTAGAGCTGTATACTTACCAGCCATAGGGTTTACCTCCAATTATTTCCATTGAGTAACTTCATATAGTCTATGTTTCATTGGGCCTAAAAACGGTAGACTTCCATAGAAACTCTTCATCATCTTAGCATCATCATCTTCAAAGTAGCCTTCAGCTATCCTGTAGATTCTCTCCACAGTTCCTGCTGCAGCTGCTTCACTTGCAACGTTATTCCATGTCCACTCTGTGAAGTCTTTACTACTGTTACCATATAGTGGTAGTAGCATTGGACTTCCTATGATACGCTCACCAGTACCTATAAGTCCGGAAGAGTAGATCATACGTAAGACCTTATCCCTGTCTGTCAAGTAGGGTGACGGTCCTCCATACTTAAGCTCGTCTTTCATAGCCTGAGACAGGAATCCCATGAACAGCATTGTAGCTGCTGAAGCAAAGGTTGAGTATCGTAATCCCTTAGAGTACTTAACACCATCCCACAAACGTGGTAACTGGTTAGAAGTAAACGCTGAGATATAACCATTAAACTGAGTGAGTAACATTAGATGTTGGTTACTATACGGTATAGGTCTGTTGAATGCATCTGGCATAGGTACTGCTTGGTTAATGAACCGACCAGCCCCTATCAAGAAGTTACGTTCCCATGTGGCCTGATCAGCCTGTGACAAACCATCCCAACCAGATCTAGACTTCAAGAAGTTATTGATACGGGTGAATGAAGCTTTCTCAGAAGCTGTGAGCTCACGCCCATCCTTAACCTTCTTATTCAACTCTCCCATCCGCATTGTATCTTCATGCGTAAGGCTTGAGATATCAGGAAGACCTAGCATCTGGTTAGAGATACGGGTCATTGCTTCAACATCAATACCTAAGTCCTTAAGCATCTTACGTGATTCCATAAGCTCAGGTGTTGGCTCCTTGCCCCTGTAACTCATTATAATATCCATCTTATCAATCAAGAAGTCATTAAAGAATGCAGCTCGTATGTTACGGTGCATCTGTGTCTGATCTTGTAAGAAGTTAGACTTAAAGAATGCGTCTGCGATATGCTTAGTCAGCTGGTTAGTTTCAACCATACCTGTTGTGGTTGCTGCTCCTGTCTCTTGGAGACTAAGTCCGACCCTCTGGACAATAGTCTCAGGGGATCCAGCAAACATCCTACGGGGGTCTCCAGCTGAACGTGCATCAGGTTCCACCTTTGCCTTAGGTTTAACCTTAAGCCCTAGTTTCTCAGCTGCACCGGATACCCTAGTGATCTCACCAAGGTTAGTTGCGTAAGACGCAAGGGCTTTACCAGCTTGGTAGCCTGCAAGACCTATGTTATCAACAATGACTTTACGTGGTACACCATGAAACAGTAGTCCAACCTCAGGGAAAGATGAGACAGCTGCCAGACCTAAGCCTTGCATTGCAGTAAGTAAAGTCAGATATTTCTGAGCTGTCTTCAAGTAGTAACTGTCTATGCGTTTGTAGTTACCTGACTCAGCATTGATAAGGTTACGTACATGGTATGCAGCCTCATCGAACTGAGCTGTAGCTTCAGCCTGACGTTGAGGATCATCACCTGCTTTAATCATAAGACCTTTGTATAGGTTACGGAAAGCCTGATCCATCACCTCACCATTACGACCAAGGAACTTCATATGAGTCTGATATCGTGAAGACATACGAGACACTTCCTCAACGTTATTGAAGAAGTCTTGCTCAAGGAACTCATCAAAGAGTGCATTGTCAGACAGACCGAGTGTACGTGATTCATATTCAGATGGTGTGATACCACCCTCCATCACGTTAAATTCCTTATTGTCATCTAATACTGTGTCATTGATGATGTTCTCAGCGATCTTAGTTGCTTGGTCATGTGTCATACGATACTCTTTGGAAAGTAACTGAATGAACCTAGCCTTATTAGCATCTATATACTCACGCTTGAACCCCTTATGCCTGAACATGAAGTCTTGAAGGTTATGTATAAGACCCTTACCGGCCTTTGCATTAACCTCGTTAGTCTCTTCAAAGACCCTGTTAATCATTGCTTCGTACTTAGTCAACGAACCTTCCAAGGCTTCCCTGTTCTTACGGTACTTTGGATCTACCTTATCCCAGTTGATCTTAGACATAGCCTTACGTACACCCATGTTCTTCACACCCTCTCGGTTCTTACGACCTGTGATAGGTGCTAATACTTCTTTGTAGAAAGCATTAATCATATCGGATGCATATATCTGCTTAGATGTAGAGCTACCTAAAGGGTCACTGTCAAACTGCTTATAGTGTTCAACTGCTTTACCTGAAAGAGTTTCATGTGAAGCCTGCTTAACCCTCTGGTACTCTGCAAAGTTACTTCCATGAAAGATACCATGCCTTGTGTAACCAAATACACTTAACAATCTGGCAGCTTCAACGTCAACCTCAGCCAGCTTAATCATTGCCCGTGATGCAGAAGACCTGAAGAAGTTCTGGGGGTTCTTTATGAATGCCCAGATATCTTTAGCTCCAAGGAATCCCTCGGGGTTGTTCTTCCTGTGGTCATTTGCAGCACCTTCCATCATACTATCTTTGGATGTCTTACGACTTCCGTCTTTATTGTATGCAGTGCCGCTGTAAGCTTCGTTATTTAAAGCTTCTTTCTCAACACGACTACTTGCAGCAGCCTGTAAATCATCAGCCCATTCATCATTAGAACGTACCTTACCATGCTTCTTAAACTCTTCTTCTTCGGCATAGTCAAACTTAGTGTTGTACATGTCAGCCTTAGATGGGTCTAAGTAATCAGCAGTTGAACTCCAATCACCTACATCAAATGCAGTCTTGGGTATTGACAATGCGCCACCCATGATACCGCCAGCAGCTATTGAGTTTATCATACGGTTCTCAACTTCATCGAAGTTCCACTCTTTATCAGAGCCAATAACAGCAGCTGTGTACTGTGTCATTTCCTGAAGTAGTTCCGTACTACCTTCAAATACAGCACCTCTTGAAAGCTGACCAGCAACCCTCTTAAATAAAGCACCCTTGACTATCTGATCTTGAGCAAACTTAAACCCATCTTTGGATAGTTTAGCAAGCTCTAGTTTAGCCATTGAAGCTATCTGCTTCTCAGCGGCAGCTTCTGTCATACCTTTAGCGGTTAGGTTCTTTATAAGTTCTGCCTTACCACTACCAGTCAGGAACTGAGAAGGACCTATGATACCCTTCAGTCCTAATCGATCAGCAACCATCATCAGTGCACCAGCACCAATAGCAAGTGGTAGGTTCTTAGTACCTATGTCACCTTCCATTTCATCTAAGACTAAGCCAGTGTACATCATACCTGTTGATGTTGCTCCTATGGCACCTACAGTGCCTACAACAGCAGCTCCTGCACCTAAGGCTCCAACCACAGGCGCAGCTGCCATACCTGCAACAGTCATTGTCATGTACGGTAGTGAAGACCCGAAGATAGTTGCAAGGTAATCTGTGGAGTCATGGAAAGAGGACCAGTCAACCTGAGTTATATCTGATTGAAGCATAGGCATCTCTGCCATTTCCCTCTCAGCTGTGGCGACATTAGATGCAAAGTAAGTCTCAGCATCTTCAAACCCAGCTTCATTAGCCAGCTTCCACATAACCTGATCAAAGCCTTTACCGATACCCATCCATGAGACATCCCAGCTTGCACTCATTGGAGAGTACGCCATACCCTCCGAGTCAGCCCCATCCACACGAGTACGAATACCCTTGTATAGATCTGGGTTAGCTGCGTACTCTTGCATGTTGAACGCCATAACCTTTTCAATAGGTATGCCACCAGAGTGTGCTGTCTCAGCAGAACGAAGTAACTTAGCAGCCTTCTCCCAATCTGATAACTTATCAAAGTTAGGGTCACGCATCTCACGTTGATATACACCACCCATATATACATCAGACCCATAGGGATCTGTAGTCTCCTTAGACTTACCCATATATCCGGGGAGTACCATACCAGATGCAAGTAGCATGTCTGATAATGCAACACCATCGGAGTCATATAGGTCACCCAGTGAACGATCATGTGTGTCAAGCTCGTCACCTGCGGATACCTTTGTGAATCCATTCCTAGTGGCAAGATCCCAGATGTATTGTGTTGCTAGTTCACCACCAACTTCACCATGTTTAAACCCAGCATCATCACCTTGAGTAATTAACTTGCCAACCTCACGGGTATCAACGTTACCGACACGAACTCGTTGACCTGTCTTAAGGTTCTTAGCTGTATCTCCATCAATTAAGGCCCAATCGGAATCCCCAAGTCTATAGGAAGGTGCTTGAGATGATCCTACCTCATCTCCAGTTTTGTAATCTTCAAAAACAGAAGACAAAGCCTCCATCGTATCATCTCTAAGCATATTCTATTCCTTCTTATTGCTCGGCATAATGCCAAGATCTGTGTATACATTTATATTAAGACTTGCATAACTGCTGTGCTGCCTGCCCGGATCTGTAGAAGAGGCCAGCCACATGATGAAAGGTGAGGACATGTTAGAGTCCTTAGCCTGCTTCTTCCAGAAGTCCATGTGTTTCGGAGGTATTGCTTGGAAGCTCTTGTTAAGTTGTATGAGGATGTGAGACTTAGTAGCTTCAGTTTTCATAACGTATTTTAACTCTTCCTTCTGATCCTCTGTGACAGTTTTTAAATCATTAGCCTTAGATATAATAACATTCTGCTCTCCATGAATCTTATTAAGTCTCTCTGATAGTATGTTCATTGCCTCTGTGCCAACAACCTTACCCTCTGAGTGATAGATAGACTTAGGTACTTGCACCACACCTGAGGTTATCATTGCCCGATCTAAGTGACCCATCAATGAAGCTATCTTAACTTCCTCACCATTAGCAACAGCTGAGGAGTACGACTCCATAGCTCGTCTGAGCATTGGAATACTCTTCTCAAGTCCATCAATGCCATAGGAGTCAGTGTAAGAGTCAACCATCTGTTGTGACAGACCAGCTTCTTGGAACATCTGAGTTACTTTAGCTACGTTACCTTTGTCATACATACCCTCACCATCCGCATTCTTGGTTTGAGTATTCAACCTGTTCAATATCTGATCTTGGATCCTATTGACACTGTCTGTTGCATCTAGCTTACGAGTCTGACGATCCTTCTCACCTGTAGCAGCAGGTCTCCATCCTGTCTTAGAGACATCAATAGTACCTAGCTTAGGGTGGTTAAGGGACTTACCGTTCTTGGATGCGTACACCTTCTGGAAGTTACCATACTTGTCAACATAGTTAACAGTCTTAGACATATCAACAGCATCGTTTTCAGCAGCCTTAGCTGTTGCAGTCTGATCAAGCAAGTCTGCGTCAGCTTGGTTATCCCAACCTTTGAGTAACACCTGACCGGCAGCCATACCTGAACCACTAGCTGAGTAGCCCATAAGACGAGAACCCATGTAGTATACAAATGCATTCTGGATAGCCTTGTCATCCCACAGTTCACCCAGTGCATTGACAGCACCTTCCATCATGTCTTTGAATGGGATACCATCAATCAATCCTGCAAAGAAACTTGTAACGGTGTTAGTAACTTCTTCCTCATCTTCCTCATCTACAGTCTGGAAAGACCTTAATTGATCAGGCGTCAGTCCAGAGGCTAGTTTGATAACTTTATCTACAGAATTTTTATCTTCTTCCGGGAGGTTATCAATAGCCTTCTGTTCAGCTTGTTGCTTTTGTATCAACGAGATGTCATTCAGTTTAGCCTCCAACTCCCCCTTAACTCGGAACAAGCCGGAGCCTTCAGCATCTGATTTAGCCATAGCTGCGTTAGCAGGTCCATATCTTTCAAAGGTTTGAGCTATCTGGCGGTTGATATTGTCTAACTCTTCTTGAGTTGCTGCTGCAGATTCACCATAGGCATCACCTGCGGAAGCCTTAACGTCTGCAAGATTCTTCTCAGCACCAGCAATCATCTCTGGGCTTGCGTCAACCTCACGCATAATCTTTAAGTTCTCTTCAGCAACAGCGATAGCCTGTGTACTTTCCTTGTCATATTCTGACTGTGTGAGATCTAACTCATTTCTGACATCCCAAGTACTACTTACGAATCCCTCTGTACCATTCGCCCACGCCCACATCTCTGTCTTTTCAAGATCCTCAGGTCTTCCGAGATTCTCTGAAGTTAAGGCCGCAAGCACCGGGTTAGCTACCTTAGTTACAGTACTAAGTGGTTTAAGTATTGAGCTCAGTGCTGGATACTTCACCGGTACTGGCTTGCCAAGGTTAGTTAAAACCTTCTTCCACTTACTCTTTGTCTTGTCCCATTCGTATCCTTCAGGTTTAGGTATCTTATTACCACTGGAGTCTGTGAATGTTGTCTTAGATCCGAGTACCTTACGACCATTCACATCTAGCTTAGCTTTCTCAGCAGCTTGCGCATTAGGCCCTAAGTTCCTACGTACAGGTGTGTTGGTTTTCTTAGGTGGTGGTGGGGTTGACTTAGCACTGGCAGCTTTTGCAGCATCTAGTGTTGTCTTACGGGCAGGCTGTGGACGTCCAGTGCCACTATCCACTTTAGCTGCTGCTCGTGCTCGTGCTTGCTCCTCAGCGTATGTAGGTACTCTTGCTCTCTCCGGTGGAACATTTGCTCTTTCCCGTGGAACATTCGACTCTGAATGAGCCTCCATAGGTGGACCATCATATAGATTACCACCTCCAAAAAGAAGCCCTAGTTGTTCAATTAATCCACTCATTACTTTCCTCCTGCTCCACCCTTACCACCAGCAACATTACCTGTGCTTTGGTTGGGGAGTCCTATTGGGTTGCCATTGCCAGACAGCACTGGGCTACCTGCAGTATCCCTTAGGACATTAGCAGCTGGTGCTTGTGGTGCATAGTTAGGTCTTGTCATTGGACCAGTTGTTGGTCGTGTAAGGTCTACAAATGCTGGATCAAATGAGGGTATTGTTGCCTCTTGATAATCATATGCAGGTGGTGGTGTGAACACACTAGGGTACGTACCATTAACAATCTGATCTGGAACACGAACTGTAGGGTCAATAGCCGGAGTCAAGCCACCATTGAGTGCTGATAACTTCTCAAGGACACGTTGGTCTGCATTCATTGGTGCTGTGTACTCCATTGGAATAGCAGCAGGTTCCCTACCATCTAATGCAACAGCTTGGCTGTACATGTCAGGTGGTACTCGACTATCAAGTGCAACAGCTTGCTGGTACATATCTGGAGTTTTATCTAATGCAGCAGCTCTTTGGTCTGCTTCCATCAATGCCATTTGTTGTTCAAGGTTGAACACTGGACTAGGGACACGGAACCCAGAGTCGAATGGAATCTTAACACCATTCTTATACTTAGAGGTCGCAGGGCGTACCTGTGTGTCATTACTTACTTTAGCGAAGTAATCTTCAATCTTCTTTGTCATCTTCTTAATCTCCAGTTATTGTAGCCCAGAAGGACTCAAACTTATCTTTATGTTTCTTAGGTATCCTTTCTGTCACTTCTCTCTGAGGTTTACCACTCTGATCACCGCCAAAGATACTATTAATGAAGTCATTAACAGGACTGAGAAACCCAGCATCAGCTTGTGGAGGAGCCTCCTGCGTTTGTTGAGGTACTTGTTGAGATACTTGCTGCGTCTGCAACTGCTGACCAACTTGTATACTATTGATATCTTGTATTGAATTCAAACTTGCCAATTGCTGCACAGTCATCCCTGCATCGTTAGCTATCTTAGTCAGGTTGTCACCTGATTGAACTGTATACTGTTGACTATTAACTTGAGGTACTGGTTCTTCAATCGGTACTGGGACTGACCCTTCAGGTCTCCATCCAAACTGATCGAACTTACCAACATACTCTGAGGTCTCCGGTGGCATCTCTGTGAGATCACCACTAATAAACTTAAGCATGTTACCCGGACCCCAGTTGTAGGCTTGTAGTGTCTGCGTAGGTGTCCAGTCATACTGACGCTGCATACCAGCTAGGTAATCCCCAGCAGCCTTACGGGCCTGAACTGGATCTAACGGGTCAAAGGCTTTAACACCATAACCCATGTCACTTACATACTGAGGCATGAATTGGTACTCACCTACAGCTCCTGCTGGAGAAACTGCGTCATTGTTTCCACTAGATTCTACCATACGGAGAGCATCAAGTAGCTCTGGGGTTATCCAACTCATATCTGTTTCCTTTTATTTTCCTGAGTTAGCTGCAAGTAGTCCAGCACCGATTAACACTGGTATACCAAAGGGACCCAGTGCAGCTGCTGCAGGGGCTACTGAAGCTAATGCTCCACCTGCTGTACCAGCGGTTGCTGCTAGTCCAGTGGTACCTGCTGCTGAGGCAACTACAGGTGCAGCTAGAGCTGATGAGCCCATTACTGCCTGTGCTGCTCCGGGAGCTAAGGTACCACCTGTAGATGCTGCAAGTTCTGCCATACCTGCTGCTTGTGGTGCTGAGATAGCTGCTGTAGGTGCTGCTGTCAATGCTGCCCACTTGTTAGCTACACTGTCAGTCATTGCTGTACCCATCTTACCAGCTGCTTCAGAACCCATAGCTTTATTAAAGACACTGGGTGCTAGTTGCTGGGTTAATCCGGGTTGTTCTGCCTGTGGTTGTGGTGCAGGTACACCCGGAAGCTGAGGGGCTCCCTGCTTCTTCTCCATCTGTGGAGCAAAGGGGTTAAATCCTGCCATAACTACTTACCCCCAGTTTGTGTGGTCTCTTTAGGTGCAACACCAGAGAACAAACCAATGCGTTGTGCAAGGGCTGTGTACTGTGAGTCTGCTTCAGCCTGCTTCTGCTGCTGTTGTGCCTGACCAATCATACCTAAGGTTTGTGCGCCTTGACCCTGCATACCCATAGCTTGACCCATGTTCTGAGTCTGCATCTGTTGAGCCTGTTGATCAATGCCAGCGAAGTTAGCTGCCAGCCCTTGTTCAATACTTGACTGATTAATGCTCTGACGAGAACCACCAAGACCACCTGACTGCCCAGCTGCTGCCTGTGAAGTGCCAAGTGCACCTTGGGCTTGCTGGAGTGAAGCTGCTCGTTGACCTGACAGGTCTACTGGCTGATTAGCAATACCCATCATAGAGTTTGCAAGTTGAGTTTGATTACCTGCTGCTGCAATTCCAGCTGCCTGAGCATCCTCACCTACATCAGTGAACCCTGCAACCTGACCTAGTTGACCGGAGTCATATAGACCCTTAGCATCGCCAAGCATCTCCTTAATCTCAGGCTTATACTCTGTGGCAAAACCAGAGGTAGTTGTCTTTGGACCACCACCACCGCAGTGTGCTATATCTTCTTCAGCATGGTATGTTACTTCACCATGTTCTAGTACTTCACCAGTGGAAAGGCTGAATACCATGCCATCATAAATCTTTGTTAGTTTAGACATCAAAGGTCTCCTTTAAACTTAATCTCATTGTTGTGTAACGTTCTTTCCAACCAGCTTTCTCAAGTGGTTTAAGTAGTCCTCGTCTGCCTGTGAACTCCAAGCAGTCAATTTGAGGGAACTTACTCATCTGTGCAGCGAACTCAGTGGTCCACTCAGACATCTTGTCATTGGTCTTTCCACCAAGAGTTATGATGTGAAGTGACACGAAGTTGTTGTACTGTATTAGTCTTGTAGTTCCAATCGCAACAAGATCACCATCATCAAAGACCTCCCATACATGGAAGTTCTGAGGGTCTGATATAGCTCCTTGGATTATCTGTTGTGTAGTCCACTCACCAGAACTGTGCACTAAGGCAGAGTCTATCTGTGGTTTTAGTTCATTATACTTAGTCAGTATATCTTCACCCACTACTTGCGTGATCTCAATTGACATTATTGTTTAGTCCTCTATGCAGGTGGCGTAGGCCACACTGGGTTCTCTGTTGGTGTGTAAGTTGAAGGTAAGTCTCTTAGATCCTGACGGTATGTTAACCATGCATCTAGGTCTAAATGAGGGTAGTCTGCGATAGATGCTCTCCAATCAGAACTAGCTAGCAACCTATTTCTTATAGACCTAATAGCATCTTCATCAACATTGAGATCAACCGCAATAGCATCGTGGAGAAGAGTACCATCACTTTGCCACACGTACTCATTGAAGTTTTCTTCAGTCACCCCAACGGGGACATTTATCTCCTTAACGTCATCTGAGGGAGCCGATATGGCATTCTCATGCAAATTCCAAGTGGCTACTCTTGAGCTGCTATCTATTTGTATATACATATAATGTCTCCTTAGCTATATAGTCTAACCCATTTTATACTACCACCTGAGTAAACATTGTTGTTATTCCCCGTCTTTAATGAGCGAAGGTAAGGAGTCCCTGTACAATAAGCTAGACCTGCTGTGGTGGCAGCTAGATATGCGATACCATCATCATCAGATGTAGAGTTATCCCAACCTTTTACGTTATTGAGTGTGCAACCTCGACTAAAGTCTTGGAAGTAATACCAACCAGCACCCCCCGAACCCAAGCTCAAGGTTACAAAACCACCATTCGTATTACCAGTCATTACTGACGTAGTTAGGCTAGCTTGAGTGGGTAGTTTCCAAATATCCTCAAGGGCTACCTTGGTTCCACCACCAGCTGGGTTTGACACAGATGCATAACCAACACCACCTGCACCACCGGGGGTGACAGCAGCAGTTAAAGCAGCGGAGGGTACAGTTGGGGCTGCACCACCGGAGCCTATAGTGAACTTAACACTTAAAGCTCCAGATGGTATTGAGGTTATACTCAGTGTAGTTCCCGCACCACCTCCATTATTAGTAATAGCAATAGGTGAACCGTTGAACCCGGAAGCACCCCCAGAACCACCACCAGAACCATAAGAACCTACCCCTGTGTTGGAGCTTGGGGTTGATGGTGTTCCACCAGCTCCTCCCGGAGCCTTGGATGATGCATCACCTGAAGCACCGTACCCATATCTAATGTTTGACTGAACAGACCACACTGCACCTGAACCACCTGTTGTTGTGTAACCACCAAGACTTGTACCAGTTCCATCAGTACTTGCATAGAACGCTACAGATGTAGGTGAACCTGCGTTGCCATTTACCTTCCAAGAGGCAGGTCGGTCACCTGCGGCATTACTTGAACCACTACCACCACCTGCTATAATAGTTATATCAAGGGCTGTTGTAGTGACACCCAGCTGATACACATGTGAGCCTACTGTTGTGTACTCTGTGACTGCTCCGGGTGAACCTGTGAATATGTCCACACCGATAAGTCGGAAGGTACCTGCGGAATCCATAAGGATAGATGAGGTTGGTGATGATATTGCAAAGCCAGCTATATCAGTGCCTGAGGCTGAGGTTCCACGACCATAGAAAGCACCATGTGCCCCATCCGTTAATGAAGTCTTGTTGAAGATTATACCTGAGCTATCCCCAGTGAACTCCACGTTTTCAGACAGAGTTATCTTATCTGCAGTGACAGCACCAGCCGCTATAAGATCTGCTGTGAGGGAGCCTGAGCTTATCTCGTTAGCAGTTATACTACTGGCAGTTATCTTAACAGCATCGATAGATCCTGTTGTTACTTTACCGCCATCGATAGTTGTTGTACCACTAGTGTAGATATTATCAGTTATCACTTGAGCAGCGGCTGCCGCAGTACCTGAAGCATCACTAGCTGCCTCTGCTGCAGCCTGTGCAGCATTAGCTTTAGTCGTTGCATCCAGTATAGCTCTGGCTTCCTCTGCCGTGACTATGCCATCTGCGTAAGCCTCAGCAGTTGTCTGAGCTAAGTCAGCTTTAGTCTGTGCAGCAATAGCAGCAGCATTTATAGCAGCCACCTGCGCAGCAGCAGCAGAACCTATTGGATCACTGGCAGCTTGAGCAGCCGCAGCAGCACCTGCAACGTCACTAGCTAACTCCGCAGCAGCTTGTGCCGCGTTAGCCTTAGTTGTTGCATCGAGTATAGCCCTAGCTTCTTCAGCTGTTACTATACCATCAGCATAAGCTTCAGCAGTTGTCTGGGCTAAATCAGCCTTGGTTTGAGCTGCTAACGCTGAAGCACTTATAGCTGCTACCTGAGCGGCTGCTGCAGCACCTAATACGTCTGAAGCAGCCTCTGCAGCGGCTTGAGCAGCATTAGCCTTAGTTGTTGCATCTAATATAGCTCTGGCTTCTTCAGCGGTCACTATACCATCGGCATAAGCCTCAGCAGTTGCCTGAGCTAAGTCAGCTTTAGTCTGTGCAGCAAGGGCGGCAGCAGCTATGGCTGCCAGCTGAGCAGACACTGCAGCACCTACCGGATCTGCACCTACAGTTGAGTAGTTAATAGCGTTACCGCCAGATACAACTAACTTAGTTGCGTCAATAGAGGTTGCAGCTATATGCTGTGCAGCTACGGTCCCATCAACGATAAGGTTACCATCAATGAATGAAGCTGGAGGTGACCACACATCAGCTCCACCTGAACGCTTAAGAGTGCCGTACAACTTACCGTCATCGTATGTGATGACCACTGTTGTGCCATAACCAAACTCTTTCTGGTTAGTATATGCTCTTCCAGTGAAGTTAGAGACAGCAACCACCGCATCAGCGATCCATGTGGAATCCCCAAGGGTTGGCATGTTGTACCCTGATTTAGTATAGGTTACAAAGGGTATTCCACCGTCTTTCGCCTGCACTGGGTATATCTGCCACTCGGAAGTGACACCATCTATGAGATACCTCTCAGCTATCCAATAGGCTGTTGAAGGTGCAGCTCCATTAGTTAGTATCCAAGTTACCCCAGTTCCGGGGTTAGTCGGGTCACCCATCTCCGAGAATAATCCGGGAATATCAGAGTAGTACCTTGTGAAGGTTGGACTACTACCGTCTATAACATCATATATTGTAAGTGCAGCTCTACCTGTTCTACTCATAAGACCTCCTTAGTGCACAGTCACTGTCACTTCACATGAGAATTGAGTTGAGCTGTTGTCAGCTATATCGGTAGCTCCCACTACAAGGGTGTTTGCCCCAAGACCATCTGAGGTCACACCACCAGATGCAACTACGTCTCGTGTTCCTGATGACACCCGTACATCCGCAGAGGTACCACCAGCGTCCACACGTTGCCAGTTGTAGCTGACAGATGTCTGACCTGAGAGTGTACCCACATGAGACACTGATGCACCATTAATCATATCGTAGATGTTGCAGGTAATAACCTTATCACTACCTGTGTTGTTCTTAAAGATACTTCCATCACTTGACACAATGTCAACAACAAGGGCGCTTGCACCTCGGACACCATCACGTACCCGTACAATAGATACTGAGTCAGAACCTCCGTTGGCTCCGTTCACCCTGATGGTCATTGTGTTGGAGTCTGAGAAGTTAGCTGCTGAGATAATTATTTGGTCTGTACCTACACCATCCGTATCCAGTGTCTTAGCATAATCAGCACCTGTACCTGAGGCAAGGGTAGTGAAGGCAGCACCATCAATACTCTTCTGGGCAGTCAGGGTTCCAATGTTACCTTGAGTCTCAACTGTCATAACTATATCAGATTGAACTGAGGGAGACAGTGTTGCAAACTCATCATACTGGAAGTACTGCTTTGTGGCTGTCAACTGAACAACAGCACCACCAGTACCTTCAATTGCTTTAGTAAGTGTGAGCGACAAGGTAGTGCTCTTTAAAGACTGAGATGTATCATTTACAGAGATAGGTATCGTGATCACTGTGGACTTGTTTGTAGTACCTGTGGGGATCGCTGATATAGTTACAGCACCTGTACCTGCGTGAACTGAAGTGGTCCATCCAGATGAGGATGAAGCCAGTGTACCGTAGCTGAACTTATTGTAGTCTGTGGATCCTACAGATACAGCACTGTTCTTATAAGTTCCAGCTGCGAATCCCATGAAGATTGACACGGATGTTGTGAAAGCATCTCGCTCTGCTGTTGCAACGTCACCTACTGATGAAGCTGCGAATGTGTGGTTCTCGTTAGTCAAGAACGCAGAGATGGGACTACCACCATCTGCTATGTCTGTGATCGTTATTGCACCTGTTGCTATACGACTCATGTTAATCTCCTTGTTTAAGGTATGTTAGATACTTCGCATCGAATAGTTTTAACATTGTCGATATCGTCAGCACTTAGGTTCATCTGTCTAAAGTTTAATGATGCAGTAGAGTTATTTGTGTCAGCCCTGTGGAAGCTTAGGCTCCTCGACTGACAAGCCACTGCAACTGTATCTGTGTATATTGTACCTAAACCATCGGATACAATGTTACCGTTTGAGTCAACACAGATAACATCATCAGCTATGGTCCACTTGTACTTGTATGACAGATGGGCAGTGTCATTCTGGAGTTCACCACCTATGTCTACATCAGCACGTAGTATTGTTGAACCTGTGTCATTACGGAATACAGTGCCGTTTGAGGAGTATATACCTACAGAGATAGCACCTGCACCTGAAGTGTAGGTCCACTCATAGTCTGTTGGATCTGTTGAAGCTATAACTGAACCCCACCAGAGCCCTCTCCAAGGCTTCTGAGTACCACTGGGACTGAAAGGGAGTTCAGAGAAGGAGACTACCTCATTCTGGTTTGACACAAGGCCTTGCTCGGAGACATTAGTCACTGTATCAGCATACCTGATATGTAGTTGTTTGTTAGCTAATGTCCAAGAGCCACCACTGAATATCCATAGGTTATTAGTGGCAGCATTATAGTATGTGTCATTCTCCTTATAAGACCCATTAGCTGCTGGATCCACTATACCACTGTAGCTATTAGCTCCGAAGCCAACGCCCCGTTCGAGGGACCTCAGTCTTCTCTGTAATTCTGTTTCACTTATACTAGCCATAGCTACTCCTTAGATTAACGCCAACTTGTAGGCTTTAAGCTGAATTGAATTGATGTGAGTTTAGGGTTAACTGTTCCAGACATTGTGACACGTACGTTGATGTACCTGCCAGACTGCCTAACATCAACCTTGTGTCCAGTTGAAGGGTTAAAGGCTCTTGATGTACTGTTGAAGCCGGTTGTTAAAGCAGAGTCAGAGGTCTTAGCTGAAGTACCAAACACTGCAATATTAACAATACCATCGGACTGTGGGTACATAGTGTCAAGGTCTTTATACTGAGCTCTTGCACCTAGGTCATCTTCAGTACGTACGAACCACCCATTGGAGACTAACACTGAACTGGATAGCTCCTTAATCGAGTTCGTGTCAGGTGATGTTGCAAAGATGCGTAGTGCACCTTCAACTTCAGTCTCATACATATCTGTGATGTTAGGTAGTGATCTGATGTGGACCTTCTGGTCTGCGTAGTTGAACACAAAGGCCTTGTTGCAGCCCGAGCCAGTGGTTCCAGTCTCCCTGAAACAGAACCAGACTTCTTTGTCTCGGGTCTGTTGGAATACAAAAGACTTATCTTTGTCAGTGCCTTTAACTAGGTCAAACATAGTGTCTTGAAATAGACCTTTGGCGATGTCTTGCTTCTGGGACTGGCCATCATGGATGTACACACCATAGTTACCTATAACGAGATGCTGTGAGTCACCAATAGTGGTAACACACCTTGTAGAGTATAGGCCATCATCTTCAAAGATAGAGTCAAAGCCAAGTACAAAGTTATCCCCAGTCTCGTACACACGGACTACTGAGTCTGTCTTGTACGCTATGAAGAACTCACCTAACTGTCTACCGTCAAGTATACGTCCCGGAGTCTGAGTCATGAAAGCATCACCAGCTGTGTTGACAAGTGAAGCCTGCCACTGTACTCCTGCTATGGAGTCCAACGCAGTCACATGAGAGGACCACACGAAGTCTATGGGGTACGCTGCATCATCACCTAATATTGCTGTATCCTTATCATCATAGAAGCTCATAGCCACTAGACGGTTCTTGTATGGACGCATAACACGAGCATACTGAGTACCAGCCATAGCTGCCCAATTAGGGAGGTCTATGAGGTTACCTGCAGTTGTAGCATCTGCTGAGATATACTGTGGGTTACCAGTTCCGGGGTTACAGATGAGTACCCCATTGAACACAAACAATTGTGGTGGGTAGTTATCATCTATCTCGAAGTTAGCTGCTGCAAGTCCATTGGTAATCTCTATGTTCTGTAAGGTACTAGAATTATATACAAAGACTCGCCCCTTAGTTCCTGTGGGGGATACGGTATCTTTAATGATGTAAGCAATGTTAAGGAATGTGGATCCTGCTGGAGTCCACTGAGTAACAGCTACAGGCTCTCCTGCTGCGTATGCAGAGGGTACACCAAAGCCAGCTACAAAGTCATTAACACCCTGCACTGAACCATCTTTTACTCTTATATCAAGACAGTCACTCCAAGCCCCTTGGGGTAGAGAGTGTGCTGGCATATCTGTGATTAGACCCACAGATGAGAAGTCAATCTCTGGGGTTATTTGAAATGGCATTAGAGCCTCCTTATTTACGAGCTACAATTGATTGACCGAAGTACATACCAACCACTGATGTGATTGCATGTGGTAGCCACACGGGGGTGACCATACCGTTCAATGATACATACTCAGTGACTGTGTCTTTAAAGTCAAAGAATAGGAAACTGAAGCCTGATGTGACATCCACTGGGACTACTGTGTTGAACCCCAGTAACGGTGCCAGTAGTATGAACATAGCCATACTCATGAATGAGATTACAAGGAACCTGCGTATCCATTGGGCATTAGGTGTTTGATGTGCACGAGCACTGTCAACACTCTTCTCAGATGCGTCAAAGCGTCCCATAAGTTGCTTCTGTTGTTCAGCCTTATCGGCTTGGGACTGCGACCACATCTTCATCGCAGCGCCACCTACAGTACTGCCCATCATGGTGACAGCTTCCATTGGTAATCCAAACATATCGTTACCTCTCCTTCTTACAATTCCTACATACCCTTGAGCCCTTGGCTACGTTGTATGAGTTACATATGGTACATCGTGGGGTCATTACTGCTTACCCATTATGTACGCACCTAGGCCACCAAGGAGTGCTGCCAGTGCTAATGCACCTGCTGCCATACCTTTGCCCTTGGCTAACTGAATCTCCTGTTCAGCTAGTCTTGTGTTTAGTTGATCCACAGATACAGTGAGTACCTCTAGATCTTTAGTTAGTTGAGTTACTGCGTGTACTAATTGTCCAGCTTCGAAGTCCGGCATTCCTGACATCATTGTAACTCCTTTTAGTTGGCTAGTGGATTATCCAGAGCTCTTTGCAA